CTTCGTACAGCAGCGTGTAATCCACTTCCTGCCTGACGATCCCAGAAAAGACGGCACGCTGCACCGCGACAAAGGGCCAGAGCAGCAAACACCTCGCGCCGTTCAACCCAATCGAGACATCATGCGGTTGTGTGGTCTTCAGGATCCGGTCATAGCCTGATTCCAGATAGATCACGCAATGCGCGCTGGTGAAGGTCTCGACGGCGATCTTGCCATCGCTGACCACCCGCTCACCCGTGGTCCGCGTGGAGCCACCGACCACCACATCGTACCCGTGCATCTGAGCCCACTGACCGGCGGTGACCCAAGACGCCATCGAGTAATGAGGCGTAAAGGCGCAATCGTCTTCCATCACGAAAACGGACGGCCATCGGTGCGCCTTGGCGTAGGCGACGATCGCCTGGTGGCATTGCAGGCAGCCATCCTCCCCCCTTTCGGTTTTCTCACCGGTCCAAATCCCAGGGAAGGGCACCACATTCAAGAGCCCGCGCAGATCGCGATTCAGATGCGGGCAGTAGATGATCACGCTCTTCATCGTCGTTCCCAGAGGACGTGCGGACACCCTCTGAAGCCCAGGCACTCTTCCGCGATGACGGTATAGCGCTCAGTGAGCAGCGTCTTGAAGTTCTGCCGTCCGTCCCAGGTCAGATAGATGTCCCTGTCGGGCTCATGCGTGACCGTGAAGAGATAGCGGACATTCAACGTGGCCAGCGCCTCGAGCCAGTTCGCAATCTGCTGATACGAGCATTCATTCCAGCTATGAATATTGATGGCGAGCGTTGGGTGCACGGTCGCCGCGCAAAATTCCGCCAGGTCCAGAATCGTCACCGCTGGGGCGTACTGACGCGTGTATTCGCGAGAGACCATCGTCGAGACCGGGACCGGATCCACGCAGGTATAGGACTGCACGAGCGGCGCGAGCATCACCGCGAGTCGACCGTACCCGGCGCCAATGTCCAGCACATGCATGTCTCGCAGGGAGGGCAGCGCCCGGACGAGAAAGTTGATCTCAACGTTCCCGTCCACCCATTGACGCGTCATCGCCCCGCGGCTCGTCTCAAAGACCCGTGCCCCATGCGTTGCGTCGCGCACCATGCCTGAGACATCGTAGACGTGCGGTAAGGCCGCGACGATCCGTTCCATCTCCTCGAGGGTGACATCCTGATTCACGTAAATCGGACTGCGCGCGTAGAACGGCAACGCTTGCTCGACGATGCGCTGCCAGTCCTGCCACATGGAGAGCCCAGTCAGATCCGATATGTGCACACAGATCCTTTCATCGGTCCGCAGACACACGACCATGAAGGGGACAATCCAGATGGCGCGCCAAAAAGCGGTCGCCTTGGACCGTCTCTACGCAGAGACAATCTGTCGATTCGATATTCGCGAAGGCACTCCCCTGCACTGGCGCGGTCACATGTTCGACGTCGTCATCATGCTGGACGAACAGTTGCTGATAGAGATGACGGTCTCGTGACGACCCGTTTCCTGACTGGCAGGCCTCACGATGCAGCTCAATCTGGTACTTGTGCGCGAGGTTCGACATGATCGCCTGTTCGGTGCGGTGTTCGATGAATCCCGGCACTTCAGCGCCAAGCACGGACCGATCAAAGGTAGTGGTGGTGGGGTTCACGCAATAGGTCAACCACTCCATCAGGAACTGCGTCACCTTCCACGGCCCTTTTTGAAAGAGCGCAAATCGCGCCACGCCGGCGGGCGCGCCATAGTCAATCCTTTGTCCCATCGTCAGATAGCAATCTCTCTTGCACCATTCGAACTGCAAATGGTTCTCAGAGGCAAAGAGCATGATGCCGCCCTGGGCGAGACACTGAGCAAAGAGCGGACTCAGATCGGCGATCGGCTCGGTGTCGGCATCCGTATAGAGGACGATGTCGCCATTTTGCAGTTTGGAGAGCGCGTCCCAGATGATGAACGGTTTCCACGCATACCAGCCAAAGCCTCGCTTGTGGGGGTGATCCCAGAGCCAACGATTCTGCGCGTAGAACTCCTGCTTGACGAGCCAGCGATCATCGTAGACGACCACGTCATCAACCCCGAGCGACCGGCCGCGCTCGACGATCAACTTGGTCGTCGCCTCGTACGGAGCGCCGCTGAACGTGATGTAGATCCGCTTCATACCCGCCGTTCGAGGACCAAGGGGAATTCCTGGTGGCAGCTTTCGTTCACGATGCCGTAGAGCGCCTCGAGCGCAATCTGCTCGCCGGCTTCCCAGCGCTCGAGCATCGCGTCCGGGCTCATGGCCTCGGCGCAACGATTCGGCGTTTGGCAGCGCTGCACCGTGTTCCAGGGCACATTCACGACGCGCGATTCTCGGTAGCAGATCCCTGAGCGATCGCGATACCTCGGCAAGGCCTGCCGGAAGAGTGCCGCTTCCAAGGTGTTCGGGGAATGAAACTCCAAGCCTTCCAGAATCGGCCCGAATTCCTCCAGGTCGAAGACATGGCCGTCAAGCGAGAGCGGATAACCCCAGTCGCCCTGGCCATCCGCCCATCGCCAGCATTGCAAGGTCTCGGTCAGCGGCAAGAACGAGGGCACGGCCTGCTCGGCATTCATCGGGTAGCACCGCGTCAAATGCGGGGCGAGTCGTAAGCTGAGGCCTCCGATCTGCTCGACCCGCCAGGGACGAATGAATACCTGGTCATCCACAAAGAACACGACGAATCCTTCCGGCGGGAAGATCGACAACAGCGTCGCTTTGAAGTCCGCTTGTTCGCGGGGGAAGGCACAGCGATGGCGGGCAAAGACCTGCTGATAGGCTGCGCGGTGCCGATCGGAAGTCGCCAAGTACACGACATCGATATTGCACTGAGGCCAGACCCACCGTTCATATGATCGCAGGAACGCGTCGAGCTGCAGCGCGCGATCCTTGGAGAACACGACGATCGTCATCGCTTGAGCCCCCAGATCAGACGACTGCCACCGGCCAGCTGACCGCCGGCCGTCGTGACCCGCGTGAAGGGCTGCGCGTAAGTCTGCTCGAAGGCATCCCACGCCGCGGTCACGCCGAGGGCGGGAATCCCATGCGGGTCATCATAGTCATCGCCAATGACGAGGCCGCCGACGCGGATGTGCGGCCACCACGCCTTGAGGTCCGCCAGACACTCTTCCTTGGTGTGCCCCGCATCCACATAGAGCGCATCGATGGGCCCGCGATCCCAGTCCGCCGCGGCCTCGAGCGTCGTACGGCGGATGGCATCCACCGTCTCCGTGACACCGGCCGCCGCGACATTCGCGACGAAGTCCGCCAGATCGACGTAGCCTGGCTGGCTCTGCGACCAGGTATCCACGCACGTCAATTTCCCGCCCCACTTCCGGATGAGTCTCGCCATCGCGATCGCCGAGCAACCCCGATTGGACCCGAGCTCCACGCAGATCTTCGCCTGGTTGAGCTCCAGCAACGTCAGGATCTCCTCGCCATGATGAAACCAGTTCGGAGACGGAAGGTTGTCCAGTTCAGGCCTCATGAGGTCTCCCGCCGCGCATATAACTGCGGGGTAATGCCCTTCGCGCGGATCGTCTGCGAAATCTTCGCCCGCCAGAGCGCCCGCCGCAGCGGATCGTTCATCGTGGCTTTCCAGCGTTCAATTTGCTGGGGCGTCTTCGGTTGACGTTGGCCTTTACGCGGCATCTTTTCTGATCCACCAGATCGACATCGCGGCGCGGTTGACGGTCGGGAAGAGTGCATCGACCGCGTGTTGCACGCCGATGTGCACCGGGCAGGCGTAATCGTGGCCACAGAGAATCCCGCCGGGCTTCACGAACGGCCTGTAGGTCTCGAGGTCTCGCTTGACGTCGGCGTAGATGTGGCTCGCATCGATAAAGATCAGATCAACCGAGGCCGGTCGAAAATAGCTCGCCGCCTCGGAGGCATCCATCCGCAATATGCTGATGTTGTCTCTCATGCGCCCTCTCACCTGGTCGCCCATGTTGCGACAAAACTCTTGATAGAGGCCGTCGGGACCACCAAGCCTTTCCACTTCGGCGAGATGAGGATCGCCTGCGGTCCCGCGCCAATGATCGACGGCCCAGACATGGCCCGGTGTGTTGTCGGCGAGCGCCAGTGTGGAGCGGCCCTTCCAACAGCCGACTTCGATAATCTCCTGGCACGACTGCGCCTGCTCAGCGAGCCAGATCAATTCGTCTTCGGCCATCCATCCCTCAGTGGCGAGCGCGGCGGTGAGGTTCATACGCGGCTCCCGAGAATGATCAACTGGTAATCTTTGGGTTTTGCCTGCGCAATCCGCCGCGCGTTCGCCATGACCAGCGCGGACGGTCCGTCGATCTTCTCTTTCGACGCCTCTTTGTCGAGCCGCACTTCCTTGTTGCGACCAGGGCGCAGCACCGTGTTATCCATCTGCCACGTCATGATCAGGTTGTTGCCGTGCGCGAGCTCGCCGTCGGCAATCAGCTTGGAGACGGACCGGATCGGTTCGTTGAGCGCATACCCTTGTGGCGTGTCGACCATCGTGATGCCGCCGCCCTGCAGATGGAGCGCGAGCTGCTGCGCGAAGCGCTTGTCGTAGGCGATCTCGAGGACGCCGTCATTCCGCGCATCCTGCAGCACGGCCTCTTCAATCAGATCGACGTCCGTCGTATTCCCTTCCGTCACCTCGAGCAGCGGATGGCCATCGATGGTGGCCCGTTCCCATTCGGCGTACGGTCGGTCCGGATACTTCTCGAGCGCGGCACGCGGCAGCCAGAACCGCACCTTGATCGCACACAAATGACCGAGATCCCAGAGACGCACCCATGACGCGAAGTCATCGGTCTGACCGAGATCGAGTCCGCCGTAACAGGGATGGCCGATCAGGTCTTCGTCCTTGATGACGAGTCGCTTGCCGGCGTCGAGCCACTTCGCCATCGCCCAGGCGGGCGTATGGGCCTGCGTCCAGACGCAGAAATTCAGGCGCAAGACCGTGTTCGTTTCACTCGGAATGTGCTGCGCGTTCGCGACCTGGCGATCGAGATACTCCTGCTGGATGATGTACCCGAGGTTCGGATTCGCTTTCGCGTGACAGCGCGAATCGGTCATCGGATCGTCCCCCTCGTCGAGGCCGCAGACGAAGGCGAAGTGCCGCGGGTCGTCAACGATCCCCTCGAGCACGCGGCGGCTGTGCTCATGATGCTGCCAACAGATCGACGTCCGGTCATACCCACTGTTCGTGATGCCCAGCGACAGCGGTTGCTTGCGCCGCTTCGTGCCGGCGCGCATCTTGTTGACGACGACCGCATCGGCATACTCGTGCATCTCGTCGAAGATCACGATGTGCGGCCGCGGGCCGGACTTGCCGCGCTTTTCCTTCGAGAGCGGGCGAAACCAGGAGTAGGTCGCCGCATAGGCCAGGTTGTCGGCGCCGCGGTAGACGAGCTCGCGCAAGTCCGGCGAGGCGCCGACCATCCGATCGGCGTCGCGCCAGCAGATGCGGGCTTGCTCGATGCCGGACGCCACCGAATAGATCTCGGCGGCCTGCTCACCGTCCATGGTGAGCCCATACAGTCCGATGCCGGCGCCGAGCGGCGTTTTGGCGTTGCCCTTCCCTTCCTCGACGTAGGCTTCACGGAACCGGCGCCAGCCGTCAGTCATCTTCCAGCCGAAAATCGAGCCAACGATGAA